TCAAATCAATACACAGTTAGCAAAACAGCGTAAACAACGTGAAAGCGAACTAAAAGCAAAACTTTACAAACTCACACGTCAAGCCATGAATTTGCCTGCAGGCAGTCAAGAACAACGTCGTATTATTGATGCAATGAATCCTGTGCGTAAGGCCTTAAAGTTAAATCCAATTGCAGAAGCAGTGTCACAGGTAGACATTGATCAACTGGAGCGTTTTGCAGACAAGATGTTTGCAAAGGTAGGCATTGATGTTGAGTTTGGCAGTCACTTTATGGATCGTGTAAATGATGAGCGCAATGGTAAACCCATAACACCTGCAGAGTTGACCAGACTGTTCAAACAAGAATACAAACGCTATGGCAAACCTATTGCACAGATGGGTCCAGAACAACAAGCAGTTATGAAAGATCTACAAACAGACATCAACATTCCATTCATGCTGAAATGGGATGCAGATAACAATGAACTAGATCTTATTGCTAAAACTGTAATGCGTAAAAAAGATTTTAAAACCAGCAACAAAGAATTTGCTGTGGAGAGAGGCGGCATCAACGTGCCATTTGCAAGTGGAAACTTTGCAAGCATAGTACCGCATCGTGCCCTAAAAATAAAGAAACCCACACCAGGGAGGTTGAGTTATGAACAGCCAAAGGATAACAGAAAGCGTAATAACTGAGGAGAACTATGATGAACTATTGCAAAGCAAACTACAAGAACTGGAACACATCGCTGAAGATTTTACGCAAGCACCTAAACCTGGTAGCAGACCCGGCAGTCTAAAACGCAAAGCAGCACAGTATCTAGGCAAAGGTGCTGGCGATAAACTAAGCAAAACAGATCTCAAACGTTTGCGAGCCAAAGCCAACAAAATGAAAAAAAGCACAAAAAAAGCAGAACGTGACAGAGGTAATCAACTGGCAAGACAGGTAAGTTTTGCACACAACATGAAGAAGAAGTAGTATGCAAGAATATAAGTTAAACATAGAGTTACGGCAGATTGGCAAATATGATGTCAATGATTACAGGCTCTTTATTAACAACGAACTTATGTTAGAACGTCCTTGGAATTTACCCAATGGTTATGAATGTCAAAATGTACACATCACATGTAACCTAGCACAAGGCAGTAATGCAGTAAACTTGCAAAATATAAACGGCAACCTTGAGCTAGGTAGAATAAATATAAATGACAAACAAATTAAACATACGAATGGGTATTTTGAATTATGATATTGAGTGAAATTGTAGAACAAAAATTGGCTTGTCCACTTGCTGCAGGAGATCTCGCAGTAAACACTGAGAACAGAGATAGAACTATAAAGCAGTTTAACTATGGTCCACTTAATGTTGATGTTCCTGGCGATTACTGGAAAGACATTGGCGAGTATTGGAACACAACAGAAGAAGCAGCCAAGGCCAGTAACTGCGGTCTCTGTGTGGCATTTGATATTAGCAAACGCATGAAGGATTGTTTGCCTGGTGATACATTTGATGATGATGGAGAACTAGGTTATTGCTGGATGCATCACTTCAAGTGTCACAGTGCAAGAAGTTGTCATACCTGGGCTAAAGGTGGTCCTATTGAAAAAGAAAGTGAAAGTGCTGAATGGCAAGGCAAAGCATTTGGTGCACAGGGCGTGGAAGAAACAACAGCAAGTGGTAATATGGCTACAATAGCAAATCCGCAAGTCACAAATCCTTTTGCATACAGTAGTGCCAAAAAGAAACCAAAGAAACAAAAACCAACTGACAATGCATTGGACATGAAAGGCACAAGTGTGTTTGGCGGTCCCATGCTAAAACGATAAATAACTTATACTATAATATTTGCTTAGGAAATTTTGAAATGGGTAACATTCACGATACTATAAAAAAACTGGACCAAATCTCAGAAGGACATCTAGGAGATATGGCGCATGAAGCCGAAAAGGATCATGAAGTGCAAATGGCACGAAGTGATTGCTTTAAAAGTGCATCATATGCTATTGCTATTCATAAGATGCTTAAAGATGTAAGTGAACTAGAAGGCATCGATGGTTGGGTGGCATCAAAAATTACCAAAGCAGCAGACTACCTGGGCAGTGTCAAACACTACATGGAAGGCGAAATAATGAAGAACGCCGAACTTGCCATTGCAGTAACAAATGCACCTGCAGAGCCACAGCCTTTGCAAATGGACATGCCCGAAGAAAGCGTAGAAGAAACACAAGAAAAAGTACAAGAAGCAGTACAAACAACATTTGACTTTTGGGGTAAAAAATAATGTCAGACTTTTTTTCACTAGTACAAAAACTACATGCAATTGAAGCAAACGAGAAACCTACAACAGTAAACGAAAGTGCACCTGTTGAAGTAAGTTCAGAACGCAAAGAGGTTATGGAAACTGCTAATATTCTTCGTGAACTAGATGCAATCGAAGTCACCCCAAAGTCTGTTGCTGAAGTAAAATCAAACAACATATTCGAAGCAAAAAAAGACGAAGTAGAAGTTGACGTTGAAGAAACAATGCAGAATCGTTTTGCAAAGTTTATGAAAGCAGAACGTGCTGCAGGATCAGACATTGATGTAATGAAGTCAATGATTGATGAAGGCACAGCAGAATATGAGTATGCTGATCGTGCATTTACAAAAATGTCAGAAACAATGGATACGCTAAACACAATGGTTGCAGAGGGCGGCATGCTTGGTCGAAAGATTAACGAAGCAGGTGGCGATGCTGCAGCATTGGAAGAAGTAGCACAAGCACTAAACGTTGCTCGTGAGGCATTGACTCGCGCACACAGTGATGCACTTGGCATCGCACTAGAACAGACTGAGGACTGATCAATGAGAGCCAAGGACTTCACAACCAAGGCAGAATCTCTTACAGAAGAACAGTTTGATGAAGCCGCAGGCAAAAAAGATGCTTGTTATCACAAAGTAAAAAGCCGTTACAAAGTATGGCCCAGTGCCTATGCTAGTGGTGCCTTAGTAAAGTGTCGTAAAGTTGGTGCTAAAAACTGGGGCAACAAAAGCAAGAAAAAATAATGCGTATTGCTGAGCTACATGAGGATTTACCACCACAAGGTCCTGAAGTCACTGTAGGTGATTATACTACCACACATTTTTATATGTGTGGCAGTGCAATTAAAACAGCAGAAACACACTTTGAAAAGCCTGGAATGGAAAAACTAGTACGTTTTATGGATATGATCTATGAACTAGAACGTGTAGTTATGGATACCGGCGAATCAGATGATGACACACATGAATTTGCAGAACAAGTTTACTTTGCTACTATGGAAGCAGCAAGAGAAGCAGGCATAGAAGGCGAAGTTGCAGAGTATCAAATGAAGCATCTTAACAGTATTGTAAAAGGTGATCCAGAGCCAGGCTTTGGGCGTGTTGACTTAGATGAATCAAATATGACAGAAGATCTAAAAGATTGGTTTGGCAAAGGCAAGAAGGGCGGCGCCGGTGGAGGCGGATGGGATCGTTATAATACCAAAGGCGAACGCATAGGGAAATGTGGTGATCGCAAGCCCGGTGAGGGCAAACCCAAATGTTTATCAAAATCAAGAGCAGCAGCCCTCCGTGCCAAGGGTGGCAAAAAAGCCATTGCTGCTGCAGTAAACAAAAAGCGCAGAGACGATCCTAAAAAGAATCGCAAGGGCAAAGCCAAAAACGTATCAAATACAACTCGTAAATACAAGTAAGTATGACAAAACCATTCCTACCTTATTTAGAGACCATGATCTCTAATGCATGCACATTGGCCTGTGAAAACTGTACCAACTACAGTGATTACCACATGAAAGGTAGCATGCGTTATGCAGACTTTGAGCCTGTATTTGATGCATGGAATGAACGCATAGAAATAGACTGCATGGGTTTCATAGGTGGCGAGCCCATGATAAATCCTGAACTTAAAACCTTCATGCGCAAAACACAAGTCAAACTGCAAAAGAGTGTGATGCTGGTAACAAATGCTACACAGTGGCATCGTTGGCCCAACTTCATAGACTTTATCAAACACATGGGCAGTGTGCATTTAAAGTTCAGTGTGCATCAACCCAATGAACACTACATACATGCTGCAATAAAAAATGTGTTTGATAATGTGGTATGGGATCAAGTGCAATGTGAAGATGATTTTGAACAATACAAAAATGATGATTATAGTTTGATGTTCACAATAGATCGTTGCAATAGATTCACACGTTCATGGCGTGGTACAAACTACTATGATATGAAACCATATGCCAACAATCCCATAGAAGCACACAAAGAATGCAGTCAAACCTATTGTCCGTTGCTGTACAATGGTAGATTGTACAAGTGTAGCAGTGTTGCATTACTACAACAGGTGCTAGGTGATCACTATTTGTTAGATGATGCTGATTGGCAACCTTATTTACAATACAATGGTGTGGGCATTGAAGACAGTGACAAAGACATACAGGCTTGGATCAACAACTATGCAAAGCCACACAGCATTTGTAGAATGTGTCCTACATTTGAAGATCAACCTTTTTACACACATTGGGATAAGGTACAAACTAAATAAATACAGTATAGGAGTTTGAAATGCGACTAAATGAATTTGTTGAAGATAATACAGAACTTACTTTCGAAGATGATGATCAGTTTTTCGAGGAGTTTGGATATCTTGGATACAGCATTGACGAAGCAGAGACGTTTGAGGCAGAGTATCAAGGTCGCAAAGTAAAACTAAACAAACCTATGCAAGGCGATGTTAAGAAGTTTAAAGTTTATGTTAAAGATCCTAAAACTGGCAACGTTAAAAAAGTCAACTTTGGCCATGGCGGTAGCAGCGTCAAAGGCAAAGCAATGAGAATCCGTAAATCTAATCCAGCGGCTCGTAAGAGTTTCAGAGCTAGACACAATTGCGACAATCCAGGACCGAAGACTAAAGCACGTTATTGGTCATGCCGTAAATGGTAAAAGGATTTGTTTGATGTCTATGTTTCTTCGCTGGTGGCTAATATTTTGTATTAGTATTGCAGCATTTTTTACTTTGTATATCTTTGGTTTTATTGATGCATTAATAGCAAAAGATACCACACGACTAAGTTTTGGTATTATTACAATTTATTTTATTGCTAGTGGATTTACAGGTTGGATCACATACAATAAAACCAAAGGCAAAAAACAAGGTGCTAACATCAATATAGGTTGGTTTATCACAGAACTATTGCTTGCAATGGGCATGATTGGTACTGTGATTGGATTTATTCTCATGCTCGGAGGTAGTTTTGAAAGTCTCAACGTAGCAGACACTGGCAGTGTAAAAACTGCACTTACAGACATGGCATTGGGCATGAGCACAGCATTGTACACAACACTTGTGGGTTTGGTGTGCAGTCAGTTGTTAAAGGTTCAATTGGTCAATGTCGAAGAAGGATAAACAAAAATTTAAAAGCAGCATAGGCTTTACTGACTTACTGTTCAATCTTGTGATTGGATTTGTGTATCTTTTTGTGATTGCTTTCATACTGATAAATCCTATATCCAAAAAAGGTGATGTTGAAAAAAAAGCAGACTTTTTGATCAGCATTGAATGGGATCACTATCTCAATGATGACATTGATCTGTGGGTTAGAGATCCTGCAGGCAACACAGTTGCATTTATAAACAAACAAGCAGGATTAATGAATCTAGAGAAAGATGATTTGGGTTTCAATGGTGATGAAGTTCGCATGGGAAACATAACAAAAACAGTACAGCTCAACAGAGAAGTTGTTACATTGAGAGGTATCATTGCTGGCGAGTATCAGGTGATGGCACATGTATACAACAAACTTTACACAGTACACAACGGAAAACCTACAAAAGACTTGCCCGGAACAATCACTGTGCAAGTTATCAAAATCAATCCCTACAACGAAGTGTTCATCAGTAAATATCCTTACAGTGAGGCTGGACAAGAAATAAGTCTTGTGCGATTTAAACTAAGCGAAGATGGTGACTGGTTAGGACACAACACACTGGAAAGCAGTATCATCAGCAACGGCCAAGTAGATGCCACCAGACCAAGAGGAGCATACGACCCATATTAAATTTTGACTTACAACTTGTGCCTTTCTTTTTGAGCATGGCAACACTCACAATCATAGTGTTGGCCATTGGCATACATTTTTGGCGTAATGCTGTTGTGATGGCAATAGTGATACCACTGAGCATGTTTTGTGCTTTCACTGGATATAACACCATTGTAAACACGTTAGGGTATCCAATACAGCAAACCATTCCAAATGAAGCACTGTATTTGTATCATGTTGAAAGTATAGATGGCGAGCAATTGTATGTGTATGCAATAGAACCAGATAAAGTGCTACCAAAAAACTTTCGCATACCAGCAACTGATCAAAATCGCAGCACAATGAGTGAAGCAAAAAAGCGCAGTGGTCGTGGAATAAAACAGGTGTTGCGTGGCAACACAAACAGTACACAATACGGTGTACTCAATCCAGGTGAATATCTTACATATGATTTTAAGATTGACAGCCAGGGTTTAAAGTCATATAATAAGTAAACTTAAATAGGAGACATACATGGATCGTGTATTCAATAGTGAGGAAAAAGCAAAACTCACTCAACTGGTCAACGAAGGCTTGACTGTGATGCAAGAGGTTGATGACCTCAACGAAGGTCTTAACGATACAATCAAAGCAATTGCTGATGAAATGCAAATCAAAGCCACAGTGCTGAAAAAAGCAGTGCGCACAGCATACAAAGCAGACTTTGATAAAACAAGCGACGATTATGCTACACTGGAGAACATTCTTGCTACAGTGGGCAAGATTTAATGCATCGTCTGAGAAAATACAAATACACACGCAAAATTTACAAATTTTTTAGAAACAGTTACAGACTGAGTCCACTTGCATTTTGGTGTGAAATGGTCGAAACACTGATGCTGGTCACAGCAAGTGCCATACTCAGCATCACAATACTTGATCCCAATGGTTGGCAATTTGTACCACTGTATTTAATAGGTAGCATTTTGGGTGTGATTTCAACTATAATAAGAAGAGCAGCATTTGCAGTGATCTTGTGTGCATGGTTTACTGTGATGAATTTGATTGCACTAGTACAACTATATGGAGCTCTTTGATGAGTTATGTAGACGCTTGGTTTGACAGACAACAAGATCGAATACATGTTGTAGAACGTGTTGACGGTCGGCGTGAGTATAGAGAATATCCTGCTAATTATGTATTCTACTACAATGATCCACGTGGCAAATTTAAAAGCATATATGGTGATCCTGTGAGTAGATTCAGCACACGCAATGGCAAAGAGTTCCAAAAGGAACTTAAAATGCAAGGCAAAGATGGGCTTTGGGAAAGTGATATCAATCCAATCTTTCGTTGTTTAGCAGACAACTACAGAGGTGCAGAAGCACCTAGACTGCAAACAGCATTTTTTGATATTGAAGTAGACTTTGACAAAATCCGAGGCTACAGTCCTACAGATGATCCGTTCAATGCTATCACTGCAATTAGTGTGTATATGGACTGGACAGATCAACTTGTAACACTGGCTGTGCCACCCAGCGGCATGACCATGACTACTGCCAAGGAACTGTGTGCTAGATTTGACAACACATACTTGTTTGACAGCGAAGCGGAAATGCTCAAAGTGTTTTTGGATCTTATTGAAGATGCAGATGTGCTAAGTGGTTGGAACAGTGAAGGATATGATATTCCGTACACTGTGAACCGTGTGACAAGAGTTCTCAGCAAAGATGACACACGCAAGTTTTGTTTGTTTGGGCAGTTGCCAAAGAAGCGTACATTTGAACGCTTTGGTGCAGAAAACATCACATTTGATTTGCATGGCAGACAACATTTGGACTACATGCAACTGTATCGCAAATACACCTATGAAGAGCGTCACAGTTACAGTTTAGATGCCATTGGCGAGTATGAATTAGATGAACGCAAGGTTGCATATGAAGGCACACTGGATCAGTTATACAATCAAGACTTTGAAAAGTTTATTGACTACAACAGGCAAGATACTGCACTGCTAAAAAAACTGGATGACAAACTGAAGTTTATTGACTTGGCCAATGTGTTGGCACATGAAAACACAGTGCTGTTGCCCACAACAATGGGTGCAGTTGCACTCACAGAACAAGCCATCATTAACTTTGCACATGACCAGGGTATGGTTGTGCCCAACAGAAAACAGCATGAAGGCAACACTGCGGCTGCTGGTGCATATGTTGCATTTCCTAAAAAAGGTTTGCATGACTGGATTGGTAGCATGGACTTGAACAGTCTGTATCCCAGTGTGATCCGCGCACTCAACATGGGTCCAGAAACTGTGGTAGGACAACTGCGTCCTACAATGACTGAGAACAGCATCAAGCAGTTGATGGATCAAAAGAAAAGTTTTGCTGATGCATGGGAAGGACAGTTTGGATCAAAAGAATATCTTGCTGTGATGGCCATGGAACGTGGTACAGAAATTACAATTGATTGGGAGTCAGGCGGCGAGGATGTGTGCAGTGCATATGATGTGTGGCGTTTGGTGTTTGACAGCAACCAGCCATGGACGCTGAGTGCAAACGGCACAATCTTTACATATGAGAAAAAAGGCATCATTCCAGGACTGCTAGAACAATGGTATGCAGAACGCAAGGTGCTACAAAAGAATGCCAAAGACACACAAGGTGTAGACAATGATCAATTTGTGTACTGGGACAAACGGCAACTTGTAAAGAAGATTAACTTGAACAGTTTGTATGGTGCTATTCTTAATCCTGGTTGTAGATTCTTTGACAAGCGCATTGGGCAAAGCACAACACTCACAGGACGTAGCATTGCCAAACACATGAGTGCCAAGTGCAATGAACTGCTCACAGAAGAATATGATCATGTTGGCAAGTGTGTGATCTATGGAGACACAGACAGTGTGTACTTTAGTGCATGGCCTGTGATCAAAGATCAAGTGGGCAATGGCACAATGAAGTGGGGCAAGGATGAATGCATTGCACTGTATGATCAATTGGGTGCCGCAGTCAATGAAACGTATCCTGCGTTTATGGAACGTGCGCATCACTGCCCCAGACACTTGGGAGAGATAATTGCCAGTGGTCGAGAGATTGTGGCCACAAAAGGACTGTACATCACCAAGAAACGTTATGCAGCATTGGTAATAGACAATGAAGGTTTCCGCACAGACACAGATGGCAAGCCAGGTAAAGTAAAAGCAATGGGATTGGATCTCAAGCGCAGTGACACACCCAAAGTCATGCAGGACTTTATGAGCGAGTTGCTGTTGGAAGTGCTAACAGGTGCAGGTCCCGAGCATGTGATTGAACGCATCAAAACATTTAAGATAGAGTTTCATGAACGCCCAGGCTGGGAAAAAGGCACACCCAAACGTGTTAACAATCTCACCATGTACAGCAAACGTGAAGAACGTGAGGGCAAGGCCAACATGCCAGGACATGTGAGAGCAGGCATGAACTGGAACACACTCAAACGCATGAACAGTGACAAGTACAGTGAACCTATCATTGATGGCATGAAAACTATTGTGTGCAAACTCAAAGCCAATCCATTGGGTTGGACCAGCATAGGCTATCCAACAGATGCCACACACTTGCCAGATTGGTTTAAAGCACTGCCCTTTGATGACAGTCTAATGGAAGCAACTATTGTTGATCAAAAGATTAGTAACTTGTTGGGTGTGCTGGATTGGGATTTAAAAGCAAACACCAACACAGCAAGCACATTTGACAGCCTTTTTAGTTTTGAATAAAGTACGCACATAAATACTGCAAGTAGGAGCAGTATAGATGAGTCTGGCAGACAAAATTAATCAACTCAGTCTTATCAAAAACAAGTTTTCTGACCTGGGCGAACATACTGCACATGATGTAAAACAATTCAAATCTGAATATGATGTTGTTGATCATTATAGAAAAATGTTTAAAGACAGAGATAATTTTGACAAACTTGTAGATCTAAATCTTCAAATAACAAGTTTGCTTGCACAATATCATGCCACCAGCAAAAAAGTCAAACAGCAAATAAACACAGTGATCCACAGCAAAGAACGTGGAATACTACAGTATGATTATAATAGGTACAACCAACAAACTGTTGAACAATCATTATTGGACATTAGAGATGAAAACATCAGCAGGAAATTTGTTGAATTACTTTGTAGTGTAATCCACAACATCAGTGACTGGCGATTTGCAGGATGTGTCATCAATCCTATAGATTCACGATTCATTGAGAAAATGCTTGCCAGTGAGCCCTTGTACATTGTTAGCAACAATGATGTATGTATCAAAAGAGTTAGAAAAAAATTAAATGATTTCTATGCAAAACAAAGATTGAGAACATACAATCGTATTAAGGAGTTGCCTAGACAATTGGGATTGACTGTGTGTGTTAATCAATTTGAATACATGCCATTGGATGAGCAAGGCGATGTCATGCAACAGATTTATAAACACACACTGCCCGGCGGACAAATGCTAATTACATACAATGACTGTGATCAAAGAGCCAGTTTAGAACACACACTGGAAGGTTTACGCTTTTACAGCACAAAAGAACTTACATTGGGCAAAGCATTTAGCATAGGATGGGATGTTGTAAAAACTGAAACAACAAACAATGGTGTGTGGAACTGTGCTATACTACAAAAGCCAGGTGAATTACACAGTATCAAAACCAGTGCACCAATGGTAGAAAATATCCTAGCAAAATAATTTTATTGACTTCTACACATTTTCTAAATACAATATACATAACATAACAAAAGGACTTATCAATGAAAGATTATTTACTTGACATTGTTCAGCATACGCACAACCTTGGCTTTATTGACCTAGTCAAAGTCACAGGCAATGACAAATCAACAAAAATTGAAGGACTTGCAGAAGACCGCAGTGTTATACTGCAAGCCGAAACACATGCTCCAGTTGCAGACTTTATTGGCACATTTGGCATGCCCAACTTGGATAAGCTCAGCATCATCTTGAAGATTCCTGAGTATCAAGAAAATTCTAAGATCAGCATCAACACACAAGAGCGCAATGGTGCAACAGTACCTGTTGGCATTCACTTTGAAAATGCAAATGGCGACTTTGTGAATGACTATCGTTTTATGGCCAGTGAAATTGTTAACGACAAACTAAAAAGTGTTACAATGAAAAGTGTGCCATGGAGTGTGGACTTTGAACCCAGTGTTGCCAGTGTGCAACGCTTTAAGTTCATGATCAGTGCCAACAGTGACGAAACTACATTTATTGCTAAAACAGAAGGCACAGACTTAAAGTTTTACTTTGGTGATCAAAGCACACACGCAGGCAACTTTGTGTTCCAACATGATGTTGGTGGTGAACTCAAACGTGGTTGGGCATGGCCTGTAGAACAGGTATCAAAGATTTTGAGCCTGGCAGGTGATACACGCATCAAGTTCAGTGATGATGGTGTGGGTGAGATCACTGTAGACAGTGGACTTGCTGTGTATCGTTATTTGCTTCCAGCACAAAGCAAGTAATGGACAATAGATGGCAACACAAAGGTCATCCACGAGGACAACATTTGCTTAGTCCTTGTGGTGATCTTGCTGTTGTTTGTATACCAAAGTGCAGTAGCAGTTACTGGCAAACTTGGCTAAGTCAAAATAATTGGACCATGCATCATGACAATTGCATAGAAAAACATGTGCATGTGTTGTGTTGTTTGCGAGATCCAGTTGATCGTTGGGTTGCAGGTATTAGTGAATATCTTGATAGATATTGGAATAATGATAATGACATCAAGTGTCAAGCAACACTGAAACTGATACAGGATAGAGTTATCTTTGACGATCACACAGAAGTACAGCACTATTTTTACAGTGTGTTTCCACACAACAGCATGACTTTTTTCCGGTATGACAACACCAAAAGTGTATGGGATGCTATAGAAAAATGGACAGGCATACCTGTTCCACCATACAAGTATCTACACAATCCAATTAACTTCACAGATGATCCTGTGAATAACAAAAGAAAAGCATGGAAAAATTGGATACTTGACAATAGTGATCTAAATAGTATAAAGTTATATTATGATACACATGATCAAGAAACGTACAGGTTATTGAGTAAAATAGATGAACGACAATCTAACCAATAAACAAAATGATTACGCAGTGTTCTTGCCAGCATTGAGCAGTTTCTATGGCACTTATGTGGGCAAGCAACGCTTTGATCAATACGTGGATCAAAATCGCATACCTACACATTTGCAAGGCACAGCACTGGAAGCAATGAACTGGCTCAGTGACAAAGGTGTATTTGAATACAAATGGACACTGTACAGTGCAGGACATGCTGATCTAGATACAACACGTCACAGTCCAAAAGATGATATGGTTCGTGACACTGAAAAAATGAACAGAGATGGCAACATACTGGTAGGCGACAGTGGAGGCTTCCAAATTGCCAAAGGTGTATGGGAAGGAGACTGGCGTGCAGGTGCAACCTGTGCCAATGCTGACAAGAAACGCAAACAAGTGTTGACTTGGTTAGACAGTTACTTTGATTACAGCATGGGTTTGGACATACCCAGTTGGGTTGTGCATGATGAAAAAGCCAGTCGCAACAGTTGCATCACACAAGTGCATGAAGCAGTAGAAGCAACCAAGTTCAACAACGAATACTTTATTGCCAATCGCAAAGGCAAAGAAAATGGTGGCACAAAATTCCTAAATGTTCTACAGGGTGATAATCATCAAAATGCACATGAATGGTATGACCAAGTAAAACACTACTGCGATGACACACAGTACCCAACCAATCACTTTGATGGATGGGGCATGGGTGGACAAAACATGTGTGACATTCACCTCATACTTGAACGCATTGTACATCTACACTATGATGGACTGCTACAAAGCGGCAAGCATGACTGGATGCACTTCTTGGGAACTTCAAAACTGGAGTGGGCAACACTGCTCACGGATGTACAACGTGCAGTGAGAGCAAACTACAATCCTACGTTGACAATAAGTTTTGATTGTGCAAGTCCTTTCCTTGCCACAGCAAACGGACAAGTGTACACCAATGTGGTCACTGAACATGATCAAAAGTGGGTATATCGTATGTCACCAACTGCTGATGACAAAAAGTATTTCAATGACACAAGACTGTATCGTGATGGTTGTATCACAGATGGTATCCACACCATATGGGAAGACAGCCCAATCAGTGAACACATGCGAATGATGGACATCTGTCATTATGGACCTGGCATGCTAAACAAGATTGGCAAGGAAGGCAAGACTTCATGGGACAGTTTTAGTTATGCACTGTTGATGGGTCATAATGTTTGGACACACATCAACGCAGTACAAGAAGCAAACAGACAGTATGATGCAGGTGTTATGCCCGGCATGTTGTGGTCAAATACACAACGTTTTCGTGACATTGTAAATGATGTTTTTAGTGCGCCTACCAAGGAGAAATCACTTGACATCATTGCTAAGAATAGTATATACTTTATGGACATTATAGGTACAAGAGGCTTTAAAGGTAAAAAGACTCAAAACGCTACTACACAGTTTAACAATTTATTCACAGAGGTGTGATATGGACTTAGAAGATCGTATCTTGTATTTGGAAGACAGACACGCTAGGTTAAGCAAAAGCACAGACAAACTAGAAGGTGAACTCAAACAAAAGTTTGACAGTGGCAAAGATCAGAAACTAAAAGAACTAAAAAAACTTAAACTATCAATCAAAGATGAACTCACAGATTTGCAAAATGTTGATAGTACATTATTTGCATCCACACCAAAGACAATGCACTAATGGATCGCAAAGGACATGATAATGTTGTCTACTTTGTAGGCAGCGAAGTTGAGTTTACTCCAGCATACAGTATGCGCACATTATTTGTTGTTGGCATACAAGATGCAGATGAGATCATACGCACTGCTCAAAAGCATGAATGTAGACACATTTACTTGGGTGCTAATCAAAGTTTTGAACCCAGTGATGATTGGGATATTCTTGTAAAAAACATTGTAAAACACAAAGACTTCATGGTAACACTGGACTTTGATGTTGTTCATTGTGAGTGGGTGTTAGAAGGTGGTTATGATGAACATGACAACTTTATCAGTATGATAAGCGTCAAAGTTCCTTACATCAAACAGTTTAACTACAATGCTTGTATCAAAGTTGATGACAAAGACTTTCAATCAAGCAATCCAGGTGTATGGACACATCGTGTGCATGATTTACAAAATACCAATGTGTTTACTCCGTGGTCTAAATACACACAAGACAAAGTTATAGAAAGCGATATCCAGTTCGAGCAGCGCATCAAAGGACTGGGTTATGAGGATTACATGCGCGAACGCCAATGGAGAGAAGACAATGGCTAAAAGATATTTTCGAGTGACTATTCATGGTTATGGTGGTGAGATTGTTTTAGGACGTCTCACAGAAGAACAGTATGACTTTTGGCAACCATTTGAAGAAGAACAAATTGTTGCACATGCTATGTGGGATCCATATGAAGAAAATGATGAGAATCCTATCTATGATGATGAAGATCCACGCTGGTTAGGACAGTGGTATGAATTGGATGACATTGAACATGTCAATGGTGCTGATGCAGGCAGTGCATATATCACCATTGACGAAGTAAGCAGTGCAGAATATGATGCCAAGCATGTTGCTGATGTGTTAGAGAGCACCAGTTGGGAAGACTTCAAGGAAAAGTACAAACCAAAACTTACTGAGACTGTAATTGATCTAGATGAAGTACTTTATCCTAACGGGTTTTACGATGAAGATGATGCTGATGGTGAAGAAGGTGACCCAAAACCACTGGACAATGGAGATATTCCAACACCTTATGTGTTCTTTGGCATGAGCAGTGAAAAAGGCCAATT